ACCGCAGTTACTGGTAAAGTTAAAAAAGGATCAAAGGCTGCAAAAAGAAGAAAATCATATTGTGCAAGATCTCTAGGACAACTTAAAAGATCTTCCGCAAAAACTAAAAATAATCCAAACTCAAGGATCAGACAAGCTAGACGAAGATGGAAATGTTAAAGTGAAATATCTATTAATTTTATATGTGTGTAGTTACGCAACAAATACTCCACAATGTAACGATGAGAGTATTACAGGATCATTTGATAATTGGTCCACATGTATAAATCAAGGATACCAACAATCGCATTATTTATTAAACGAACTTTATCAAGAAGATTTCGAAGATGAAAAACTGGCAATTAAATTTGCATGTAGAGAACAAGGAGAACAGACATAATGGCAAGTGCAGTAGATATAGCAAACTCAGCTCTTAACCTTTTAGGAGCATCAACAATTTCAGCATTCACAGATGACAGTAAGAATGCAAGATTAGTTAATCAAAGATATGAGCCAGTAAGAAATAGAGTATTTAGATCTCATGCTTGGAATTGCTTACACAAAAGAGTTCAATTAGCTCAAAATACAACTGCTCCAGTAGTAGAATATTCTTTTGCTTATGCTCTTCCTTCAGATTGTTTGAGAGTTTTAAAAGTTCATAATGGAGTTACTGACAGTATCAATTCAGATATTGATTATAAATTAGAAGGTAAGAATATTGTAACGAATGAAGGTACTGTTTATATAATTTATATTGCAATAGATACCGATCCAAACAATTACGATACATATCTTCAAGAAAGTATATCTCATCAACTTGCTGCTGATCTTGCATATGCAGTAACAAACAATGCAACACTAGCTGATAAATATATGGTTAGAGCAGATGAAAGATTAAGAGAAGCAAGATTTATAGATGCAACTGAAAACTCATTAGGAACTATTGAAAGCACCGAATTTGTAGATGCTAGATTATAATGACCAAATCATCTTTTGATCCAAGATTGTTAGAAAAATATTCAGAACCTAAATCACTTCTTCATTTTCAATGGGGAGATGACACTAAGGTTTATAGATATGCTTTAGTAGAAATTATTAACGAAAATGAAATTGATCCTACTTCTAAATGTAAAAGAGAAGAACAAGGATTAAGCCAACAAGAAATTTTTAGAAAGATATGCCAAGAACGACACTAGCTTTAACTTCATTTGTATCAGGAGAATTTTCTCCTAAAATGGAAGGTAGAACAGATTTTGAAAAATATAGTTCAGGAGCAAAAACTTTAGAAAATTTTTTAGTACATCCTCAAGGAGCAGCAACTAGAAGAGTTGGAACTCAATTTATTGCTGAAGTTAAATCAAGTAGTGCAAAAACAAGATTGATACCTTTTGAATTTTCAACTACTCAAACTTATATTTTAGAATTTGGTAATACTTATATTAGATTTTTTAAAGACAAAGGACAGATAACATCTGGTGGATCAGCTTATGAAATATCTTCTCCTTATCTAACAGCAGAATTATTTGACATAAAATTTGCTCAATCAGCAGATGTTATGTACATCACTCATCCAAATCATGAAGTGATGAAGTTATCAAGAACTGGTCATACATCATGGACATTAGCTGAAGTTGATTTTACTGATGGACCATATCTTGCAACAAATTCTACAACAACTACTTTAACACCAGCCTCAGCTAGTGTTGGAACTGGTGTAAACATAACTGCCTCTGCGGTTACTGGAATAAATGGAGGTGCTGGATTTCAAACAACTGATGTTGGTAGATTTATAAGTTTTAATTCTGGTATTGCTAAAATAACAGCTAGAACAAGTACGACAGTTGTTGTGTGTACAATTATAACAGCTTTTACAAATACTGATGCCAAAACAGATTGGAAGATTGGAGCTTTTTCTGACACTACTGGACATCCATCATGTGTTTCATTTTTTGAACAAAGATTAGTTTTTGCTGGAACAACAGATGAGCCACAAACATTATTTTTTTCTGCTGCTGGTGATTACGAAAATATGACTACTGGCACTAATGCTGGTGATGCTATGGTTTATACAATCGCATCAAATCAAGTTAATGCCATTAGATATATGAAAGCAGTTAGAACTTTAGTTGTAGGAACGACTGGAGGTGAATTTACAGTTTCAGCTGATGGAACAAATGCCTCTATCACACCAACAAATATTACAATTAAAAAACAGAGTTCTTTTGGATCTGCTAATGTGGATGCTATTCCAGCTGGTAACGCAATTTTGTTTTTACAAAAAGCCAGAAGAAAAATTAGAGAATTACAATACAACTTTGATAGTGATGGTTATCAAGCTCCAGATTTAACAATATTAAATGAAGTGGCTACTGATACTGGTATTAGTGAAATGTCATTCCAACAAGAGCCAAGTAGTATTATTTGGTGTGTTAGAGAAGATGGAGTTTTAGCAGCATTAACTTATCAAAGATCAGAAAATGTTGTTGCCTGGACAAGACATATTTTCGGTGGAGTATTTGGTAGTGGAAATGCTGTTTGTGAAAGTGTTGCAAGTATATCTGGCACTTTAACAGAAGATGAAGTTTGGGTAATAGTCAAAAGGACAATTAATGGTGCTACTAAAAGATATGTAGAATGTTTTTCTGATTTTGATTTTGACGAAACAACATCTACAGATTTTAGATTTTTAGACAGCCACCTCACCTATTCTGGATCTTCAGTATCATCTTTAAGTGGATTAAGTCATTTAGAAGGTCAATCAGTTTCTATATTAGCTGATGGATCTGTTCATGCAAACAAGACAGTAAGCTCTGGAGCAATAAGTTTAGACAGAGCTGTTACTAAAGCATGTGTTGGTTTATCTTACGATAGTGTTTTGCAAACAATGAGAATTGAAGGCGGAGCTGCTGAAGGAACATCACAAGGTAAAACAAAAAGAATTTCAAAAGTTGTATTAAGATTATTTGAAACAGTTGGTGTTAAAGTTGGACCATCATTATCAAATCTTGAAACAATTCCTTTTAGAACAACATCAAGTAATTTATCAGCTCCAGTTGATACTCTACTTGCTGGAGATAAAGAAATAGAATTTAACGATGACTACAATTCGGATGGCTTTATATTTATTAAACAAGATCAACCTTTGCCTTGTTCGGTACTTTCAATATATCCAACTTTAGTTACATCGGATGGTTAATTATAAAATTATTCCATACGATAGAAGCCATGCTGATGAAATCTTAACCTTTGGAATGAATGAAAAATTATTGGAAGCTGATGCAAGTTCTGAAGAAGGTAGGATCGATTTTGGAATACCTGGGTTGTCTTTTAGCTTATTCGCTAATAATGACATTGTGCTTTCTGGTGGCATTACTCCAATGTGGGATGGAGTTGCTGAAGGTTGGGTTATTGCATCTAAAAGAATATTCGACCACAAAATTAAATCAATTCTTTCAATCAAGAAAAGATTAGATTTACTTTGTGCAAACAACAATATCTGGAGACTACAAACTTCAGTCAAAGAAGAATTTAAAACTGGAATTAGATTTGCAGAATTTCTTGGATTAAAAAAAGAAGGTCTAATGCAAATGTATGGACCAGATAAAACTAACTATTATAGGATGGCAAAAATTTATGAGTGCACTAGGTAATATTGCAGCTGCTCAATCAGCAAAAAAAATCGGTAAATACAATGAAAGTGTTGCTTATCAAGAAGCACAATATTTAAGAAAGAAAGCAGCTGTTCAACAAAAAGTTTATGACACTATTGAAAAACCTAGATTTATAGAAGCACAAGAACGACAGTTTTCAAATTTCTTTGTTGATGCTTTAAATACTGGAGCAGAATATAGAGAAGGAACAACACCATTTTTAGTTGGTCTTAAAAATAAACAAAACCAATTATTTGATTTAGCACTAGCTGATTATAATTCAGAAGTTGCTCAAAACGATATTATTAATCAAAGTATTTTAATTCAAGCAAGAGGACAAGGCGAAAGATATAAAGGTGAATTAACTGCAAGATCAGAAATGTTTAAAGCTGCTGGTAGCTTACTCACTATGGGTTACAAATCTCAAGATGCTGGAAGGTTAGTTATATCATAATGGCTAAATTAGAAATTATTGATAGCAAGATGCAGATAGCACAAAGTAAAGCACCTAGAACATCAACTCTTGCTTTACCAATGTCTTTAGCAAGTATTCAAGGACAAGGAATAAGTGCAGTTGCTAATTCAATCGCAGCAATTCAAAAAGATTTATATAAAATTGAAGATGAAAATCAAATCAATGAAGCAAAGTTACCAATAGATACAGAGCTTACAACAAAATATTCTAAATATAAAAATAGTACAAATATTGCAAACGATCCTTCTAATTTTGAAAAAGACATAAGCGAAAAAAACTTTGAGAAAATTTGGAAGGACAAAAGTATTCCAGTTCAAAGAGCTCTTAAAAAATATTTAAACCAAAGAAAAATAGAATTAGTTCCAAAGTTAGTTGGACAAATATCAACTAATACATCAGATAAATTTTTAATAGATATTGGTAAAGGTTTTGATACTGCAATTTCATTGATGGTTAGTTCAGATCAATCGAACATGGCTAGAGGTCAAATCATGTTTGATAATTTAATTAAAAATGAAGGTTATGCTAGTGTCGTTGGCTATGACGAATATCAAAAATTAGTTAAAACAAAAACTAATTTAAGAAATAAAATTTTATTAAACTCTACTATTAGAATAGATCCTGAAGGTGTAATAGATAATGTTGAGGCATTAAGAGAAGCTGTTGGTACAGAAGATGCTGAAAGACATGTAGAAGCAGCAATGCAATCTTTAATAGATAAAAGAATTGTTAGAGAAAATAAAGAAAGATTAGTAGAGCTTCAAGAACAAGAAAGTCAAATAGGTACTTTTACGGAAGTTTTAATTAGAGTTGATAATGCTCAATCAAATCCAACTGATGATAATTTACAAAATGAAATGCCAAATGTTGGTGAACTTTATAGATTATATGAAGATGGTTTTTTAAATGAGCCAATGTTTTTAAGATTGTCTGCTTTTCTATCAGATCCAGAACAAGATGGTATTACAGACCAAGAAGTATTTGATGCAATTACTGTACAACTTCATTCGGCTAAAACAGTTCAAGCTTTATCAGATATTAAAAATAATTACTTAGTAGATAATGATTTATTAGTTGAGATGGGTATTCAAGATATATCTGCATTTACTGCGATTATTGATAAAGGTAAAAAAGATTGGAAGTCTCATAGAGAGTACAGTCATTATTCTAAAATGATTGACAAGAATATAGCGATGATAACTTTTACTGGTTATGAAGCTTCTCAAGAAAAAGCAGAAATCGCAACTAGAAAGCAAGAGATTTTACAAAGTTACACTAAAAAAGTTTTAAATGGTATGTCTCCAAAAGATGCTTATGGAGAAGTTGTATTAGAAGAGTTTGACGATAAAGCAGTTCCTAAACTTAACCTACTCTCTTTTCCAGTTAAGAATGTTAATTGGTCCAAAGCATTAACTGATGATCCAAATTATTTTGAGACAGTACAAAATAAAGTTATGGAAGATTTTAAATCAATTAAAAATAAATCAGTAGCAGATGGTAAAAATCTTGTTGATGATTTAGAGAGAATTGCATTTGTTAGTATGATGTATCAAATCAGATTAGCGGTTGCACCTATTCAAAAAGATGATGCTACAGCAGCAGAAATACAACAAGAGAAATTTAACTTTGCAACTGAACAAGGAACACAAGACGTTTCTGGAATTAACTTTAGTAAAAATAAAAATTAATGACTGATTTATTAAATAAAATATATTTACCTGAAACTAAAAAAAGAGATTTACTTAATAGTAATTCTTATAGAGTTATTAAGGATGCTGGACAAGATCCAACTATTCTTGAAGGTTATGAAAATAATTTAGATGTTAATCAAATAGAGTTTCCAGTTTTTAATACTCAGGCTGATAAAGATAAATTTGCTGAAGATAATGCTAACTCAGCAACATCTGTAGCAAAAGAATATCTTGAGACTTTTGGTAATTTTTTAACAGATGAAACAGAAGATCTTTTAACTAGTATGCAACTAGCAGCAGTTAATGGAGCTGATGTTGCAACTAACTTAATGCCATTAGCTTACAAGATGTTTGAGAAAGCTCCTATTGCTATGGCTATGCCACCAGAATTTTTTAGTCCAAAAACTGAAGAAGAAGTGATGAAAGTTTCAAAACATTTTTCTGAAAACTTAGGTGAATACAGAGAACATTTATTTGAAAAACAAAAAGATAATGGTTGGGTAAAAGATATATTAAGTCTTGTTGTTCAAGATAGTGCCTACTCTATTCCAGCATATAATTTTATGCGTAAAGCTGGTATGCCAAAATATCCTTCTTTCTTTTTATCTGCTGCTATTGGTGCAGTTGGTGTTGAAAATGAAGATAGAGATGGAGAAAAAACTTACTTTGCACCTTATGCTAAAGATGTTGCTAAACTTAAAGAATTAATTGGAATATTACCTAATACACCAGAAGATGAAATTGCTGATGAAATTCATCAAGCATTAGAATATGGAGCTTTTGGATTTGCTATTCCAGGTATCATAGATGTGTTTAAATTTATGAAAAGATATGTTCCAGCTATGGCTGGTACTACTGGAGCTAGTGTTGGTATGTTTGCTGATAATGAAGCTGAAGGATCACCAGTTAAAGCTATCGTTAATGCAGTAAATAAAGCTCCAGTTTTTAAATCAGCTGTAATAGATGCAACAACTAAATTGCCAAACAAAGCATCTGGAGAACAAATATTTAAAACAATTTCTAATACTCCTGGAGTTAAAGCAAGTGAGCTCAAATGGATGGATCTTGAAGCATTTTTAAAAGATAAAAAAAATGTAACTAAAGATGAAGTGTTAGAGTTTATTTCGGCAAATCGAATTGATGTAACAGAGGTTATGTTTCCAAGAACTGGAAAAGATTTTGGAATGTATGATGAAATGTTAGAAAGTGCAGAGTTAAGACAAACCAGATTATTTAATGAATATTTTGAAGAGAAAGGAATACCATTAGATAGTGATAATTATACTTTTTTTAATACTTTAGAAAATGGAACTAAAATTCCAGAGAAAATGGATTTTAGTAGATTTCAAAGAACTGATATATCAGATACTTTAGATAGTTTTAAAGATGTAAATACTAAAATTTATGATACTGATGCTATCTTAAAAACATTTCCACATAAAACTAATCCTAATTTAGCAACATTTTATTTATTTGAGGATAGTGCTTCTGGTCAAATTAAAATTTTTAGAAATATAGATATTGAAGGAGATCCAGTTAAATATACTGTTGACAATCCTAATAGCGGTGGAACATTTGAATATAATTATCAAGCTGACTTAACAGTTAATGATATTAAAAAATATGCTGCTGAAGCTGAAGTAAGAGAATTAAAAAGATTAAAATCCTTACAAGAAGGAACTACAAGATACGAGCAATACACATCTGTTGGTGGAGATGATTATAAAGAACTTATTTTAAAGTATAGACAGCTTGGAGAACTAGGAGGAAGAAAACCTATTCCATTAGAAACTGGAGTAACAAAATATGATAATATAGATAATTTTGATATTGCAGAAAGTCCACATTTTAATGAGCCAAACGAATTGGCTAATGTAAGATTTAAGACTAGAGAGTTATCTAATGGTAAAAAAGTTTTAGCAGTTGAAGAAATGCAATCTGATTTAGTTCAAGCTGTAAAACAATCAAATAAAGATATGTTAGAAGATGCAAACGAGTTTGTTGACAAATATGGAGAAGTAGAAAGTTTAGAGGCAATGGATAAAGTAATTAAAGACTTTCCATTTAAAAATAATTGGTACGAACTAGCAATTAAAAGATTAACTAGATATGCGGCAGATAATGGCTTTGATGCCATTTCAGTTCCTAAAGGATCTGTTGTTCAAGATAGATATAATCTTGTTAGAAAATTTGACAGTATCGAAATTGGATCATTTGATTTAGCAAGAAGAGAAATTGGAATAGAAGCTCAAGACCAAAATGGAGTATTGCAAATATCTGAATTAATGAAATTTGAAAATTTAGAAAAAAGATTTGGTAAAGATATTGCTGAAAGAATTATCAATAAAGGTAAAACTTTGAAACAAGCAGATTATGATAATGGCAATAATTCAGTTACTTTTAATCAACCAATTATCGAAGGTGGAGAAGGTAAAAACAGCTTATATGACAAAGCTATTCCAGCTTATCTTAAAAAGTATGCAAAGAAATTTAATGCCAAAGTTTATGATGATAAATTAGGTAGAAAAGTTTTTGATGACGAAATAAACGATATGGTGGACCTAGATCCTATTGATGATATTCCAGTTACAGTTTTAGAATTATCAGATGAGATGAAAGTTGGAGTACAAAGTTCAAGTCAACCTCTGTTTGAATTACTTGGTGGAGTAAGTTTAGCAACTTGGGGAGCTCAAGCAGTATCGGATAACATAGAAAACAATATTATTTCACAAAAGACAAATTAATAGTAAGAAATAAATAGCTTCAAATATTTATTTTCAAAAATCACAGGAATAAAAAAACATGGTAGCGAAAGCGATTATAAATGCTATTCGTGGAAATAAACCTAAACCAAGGTTGTTTCCTGAAGGCACAAAAAAATTTACAGGCAAACAAAGCCAAACATTATTACAAGAAACTCAAGTTAAGATTGATGAAATAAATGCTGGCAAAAGAAATCCGATTGACATTATTAAAGCACCAGAATTTGGAGCAATATCTGCAAAAGATGTATCACCAATTTTAACTCCAGATAATGTTAAAAATATAAAAGTAAAACCACCTAAACCTTCTTCTAAACAGGATGTAGATAATTATTTAACACCTGAAGAAGATGTTTTAATGAGAACAGAACTTACTGGTAAAGAAGATGATTTTTTAAATTTTAATAAGATCAATACTACAGACGATGTATTACAATCAATTAATACACTTGGCAGACAAATTTCAAAACAAGTTAAAAAAAGAACTGGTGGAGTTCAAACTTGGAAAGAGACTAACGATTTTGCAACTTTATTAGGAGATAATGCTGAAACATTAACTGCTAATTTATTAAAGCTTAGACCTGGATCTCCATTAAACGCAGCTGAAATAAAAGCTGCCAAAAACTTTTTAATATCTCAACATAAAAAACTTACTCAACTTGCTAAGTTAATGAGAACTGAAACTGGAGATAATACTAAAACTGCTTTAGAATTTGCTCAACAACATGCTTTAACTGCACAATTAACTAAAATTTATAAAGGTGCACAAACAGAAATTGCAAGAGCTTTAAATATATTAAAAGAGCCAACTCAAGATCAGGCTATTAGAAATATTGATTTAGATAACTTAAATAGAAAAAATATCCTAATGAATTTAGGAGGCAAAAAGCAAATTGAAAAAATTGCTGATGCTTATTTAGAAACTCCAGGATTAGTAAATAAAGTTAAATTAATTGAAAAAGGATATGGAGCAAAAACTTCTGATGCTTTAGTAGAGATATTTTTAAATAATATTTTATCAGGAACATTAACCTTTGTAAAAAACATCGGTGGTAACTGGATCTATAAAGTAATGGAAAAAACTGAGAGGAAATATGCCTCTTGGAGATTTGGTGGAAAGACTGTTGATAGTGTTGCTGAGTTTGAAGATATGGCTGCTGCATTTGGTGAACATCTTGCAACAACGAATATGTGGAGAGCTTTTTCTCAAAAATGGAATACTAAAGATGTATTAAAAAATCCATTTAGAAATATGCCTGGCTTTGACAGTAAAGTTTCAGGAACAAAATTTGAAAGTCCAGTTAATGCTTTTTCAGCAGATGGATTTGGTGCATCTAAGGACACAGTTTTTGGAAAGTTTATAGATGTTACTGGAACTATATTAACAATGGATCGTATTCCTTATAGAGTTCTACAGAATACTGATAATTATTTTAAACATGCTGCATATCAAAGTGAACTTTATGCTTTATCTTTTAGAGAAACAATTAAAGAAGTTAAGTTAGGAAACTTAGAATTAAATAAAGCATCTGATTATCTTGCATCTCTAATTACAAATCCAGATGATATAATGACTAAAGCAGCTTACGAGGCTGCATTAAGAAGAACTTTTCAAACTCCATTAAGTAAAAGAGATGACTTTCTTGGAGACATTGCAAGTGGAATACAAGATTTAAAAGCATCAAAAGGTTTTAATCCATTAAGTATTTTTTCTAGTCAATATTTTACTTTCATGAGAACACCAACAAACATTGGTGGAACTGTTCTTGAAAGAATGCCTTATCCTGGAAAGAAAACAATTTTAAGAAAGTATAAATCAGATTTAGAAGCTGGTGGTGCTAGAGCAGAAATGGCTAAAGCTAAAGCTGCGATGGGCTGGGCTTTTATGATGACCTTTGTTCCTTTGGGATATATGAGCACTTTTCATGGCTCAGATATAGATGTTAGAGGAAGAAAAAAATATCAATTAAGTAAAGCTGATAATAGACAACCAAAATCTTTTAGATTTCATAATTTCTTATCTGATGAGATAAAAGAATTAACTGGTTTAACTGGGTCTAAACTACAAGCAAGTTTAAATGGTTTTGAGCCAGCAGTTTTAATGGCATCAGTTGCAGCAGATGTTGGTCATATACTGGCTAATATGCAAGACAACTGGTCTGGCTGGAAGAATACACATAAAGAGTTTTATAATTTCTTTACTGCTTATGCGATCTCTTTTGGAGATAACTTAGCAAATTCAACTTTCTTTAATGGAGCTGGAAGATTAGTTGATCTTATTTCGCAATTAAGAATGTCCGAAGATACTGGAGAAGTTTTAAAACAAGAAGGTAAAAAAATTGCTTCAGGATTAGTTCCTTACACAATGTTTTTGCAACAGTTTGAAGATTTAGGATCTAAAAAAATTCAAACAGAAAATTATGGATTAGTGAATGCAGATGACTTTAGAAAATTAAATATTGATTTTCTTTCAATGCTTCAAAAAAATGTTCCTGGTTTTGAGAATGAATTAAATTTAGATTATGATTGGCTTGGCTTACCATCTCCTAAATTTTCAGTTATTTCATCTATGGAAGAAAACTACATAAATAAAGAAGCTATTGATATTGGATATACTCCAACTAAACCAAGAAAAAAAATTCAATTTACAGCTTTTGATACCGAATACGGAGCTGTTAATTATGGCATTGATGTAAGAGTTAAACTTACTGAAGATGAATATTTTATTTATTTAAGAGAAACTGGAACAGCCATTAGAAAAAGATTAGAAAAATTACTTGCTGATCCAAAATATATAAATTCACAAGATAGAACTTATAAAAAAGAATTGATGGCTAAAGAAGTTGATAAAGCAAAATCAAATGTAACTAAAGCTATCAAATCAAAAAACAGTCCATTTTATGAAAGAATAAAAGCTGAGGCTGAAAGAATTGCAACCAAGAAATGGGAAAATAACCAAAGAGATTTAACAAACGTAATAAAACAACAAGAGGAATAATAAATTGACTATATCAACTACAATTATAAAAAACAGCTACTCTGGAAATGGCTCTACAACAGCCTTTACTTATAATTTTAAAATTACTGATGATGATGATATTCAGGTAATTATCAGATCAGCAACTGGAGCTGAAACAGTTAAAAGCAAAGGTACTCATTATAATGTTGCTGGAGTAGGAAATAATTCTGGAACTGTAACTTTCACATCTGGTAATATTCCAGCAAGTGGTGAAACTGTTGTTTTAAGAAGATCTACTACTCAAACACAAACAATGGATCTTATCGATAATGATCCTATGAGTGCAGATACAATCGAAACTGCACATGATAAAACAATAGCCATCAATCAAGAATTACAAGAACAACTTGATAGATCTTTAAAAATTTCAAGAACGAACACTATGACCAGTACAGAGTTCACTACTTCTGCTACTGATAGAGCTAATAAAGTTTTATCTTTTAATGCTTCTGGAGAACTTGATATAGCTCAAGAGCTTGGAACTTTTAAAGGTAACTGGGCTGCTTCTACTGCTTATGTAGTCAGAGATATTGTTAAAGATACTTCTACTAATAATATCTTTATAGCAACAACTGCTCACACATCATCTGGATCACAACCATTAACTACAAACACCGATAGTGCTAAATGGTCTTTAATTGTTGATGCTGCTTCTGCAACAACTTCAGCTTCTGGTGCTTCTACATCTGCGACTGCTGCTGCAAACTCCGCAACCGCTGCCGCTTCCTCTGCTTCAACCGCTTCTACTCAAGCATCTAATGCTTCTACTTCAGCTTCTACTGCTTCTACTCAAGCAACAAATGCTAGTAACTCTGCGACAGCTGCGGCTAGTTCAGCTACTTCTGCTGCTGCTAGTTTCGATAGTTTTGATGACAGATATTTAGGAGCTAAATCTTCAAATCCGTCAACCGACAATGATGGAGATGCTTTAGTAACTGGTGCAATTTATTTTAACACTAGCTCTAATCAAATTTTTTCTTGGACAGGATCAGCTTGGGTAGCAATAAAACCTAGTTCATCTGAACAAACTAATATTAATACTTTAGCTGCAAGTGCTGTAGTTACTGATATGTCATTATTAGCAACAACAGATGTTATAGCTGATATGGCTCTGTTAGCAACTTCAGATGTTATTTCAGATATGAATACACTTGCGACAAGTGCAATCGTAGCTGATATGGCTTTACTTGCTACAACAGATGTTATTGCTGATATGGCTTTACTTGCTAATGCAGATGTAATTTCTGACATGAATACTTTAGCAACTTCAGACATTGTATCTGACTTAAATACTTTAGCGACATCTGACATCGTATCTGATCTTAATACTCTAGCAACTTCTGATATTGTTTCTGATATTAATACTCTTGCTACTTCTGATATTGTTAGTGATCTAAATACATTAGCAACATCTGATATAGTTTCAGATATAAATACTTTAGCAACATCCGATATAGTTTCCGACTTAAACCTTTTAGCGACTTCAGATTTTGTTTCTGATCTTAATACTTTAGCAACATCAACTAACGTAACGAACATTGCTAACTTAAATGCTAGTGGTGTTTTAACAAATATTGCTAATCTTAATGCTTCTGGTGTTCTTACTAATATTGCTAATCTTAATGCTTCTGGAGTTATAACTAATATTAATAATGTTGGTGGATCAATAGCGAATGTTAATACAGCAGCAACTAATCTTAGTGGAATAAACAGTTTTGCAGAAAGATATAGAGTTGGATCTTCTGATCCTGGATCTAATAATGATGCTGGAGATTTATTCTATAATACTAATGCTAATGCTTTAAAATATTTTAATGGAAGTAATTTTGTAACTATTGTTGCTGGTTCATTAACAGATATTGTGCAAGATAGCTCTCCTCAACTTGGTGGAGATTTAGCAAGTAACGGAAACGACATAGTTTTTGCTGATAATGATAAAGCTATCTTTGGTGCTGGTTCAGATTTAGAAATTTACCATGATGGGTCTAATTCTTTTATTAAAGATGGTGGTACTGGCAGTTTAAAAATACAAGGTGCAAGTACTATTGATTTAGTAAATGGAGATAATACAGAATATTTAGCACAATTTAAACATAATGGTTCTGTTGATTTATATTATGATTCTGGAAAGAAATTTGAAACTACAAATACTGGTGCAACAATTACTGGAGCAGTTGCAGTTGATACTATTTCTGAAAAAACTTCAGCTAATGGTGTAACTATTGACGGATTAAATATTAAAGATAGCAAACTGGTTACTTCAAACTCTGTTGTTGCTGCAAACATAACAGCAGATGCTATTGATGGATCTAAGATTGCAGATAACGCTATTAATAGCGAACACTATACGGATGGAAGTATCGATCATGTTCATTTATCAGCAGATGCAGTTGACGGAGATAATATTGCAAATGATAGTATAAATTCCGAGCATTATGTTGATGGTAGTATAGACAATGCACACTTAGCAGCAGATGCAGTAGATGGATCAAAGATCGCTGACAATGCAATTAACTCAGAGCATTATACAGATGGCTCAATAGATACAGCTCATGTTGGAGACGATCAAATTACTTATGCTAAGATCCAAAACGTATCTGCAACAAATAGAATTTTAGGTAGAGATAGTTCTGGTGCTGGTGTGATTGAAGAAATTACCGCAGCGAATGTTAGAACAATGCTTAACGTAGCAGATGGAGCTAATAATTATTCTCATCCTAATCATAGTGGAGAAGTAACTTCATCTTCAGATGGTGCAACAGTAATAGCTGATAACATTGTTGATGAAGCAAACTTAAAAGTTTCTAACTCTCCAGTAAATGGATATATGCTTACAGCACAATCTGGAAATACTGGCGGTCTAACTTGGGCAGCACAACCTAGTTCTGGTGGAATGACTTTAATCTCATCAACTAATCTTGCTAATATTAGTGCGGCTACATCTTATAGAATTTCAGTTAATATGAGTGGTTACGCTATTATGTATTTAAGTTTAGGAAGAATAGCCACATCATCAACTGGGTTAATGCCAGATTTTAAATTAGGTTTTAACAACGATAGTACAGGTGCTAATTATATGTTCTTTAGAAAAAATGCAGACCAAGCTCAAAACAAAGGAGATCTATCACATGATGATAATCAATTTTATATGAATGGTTCTGGATTTTTAGGATTTACCAGTAACTCAGCTCAAGGAATTTTTGTTTATGCTCCAGCGGCTACTGATAGATATAAAACAATGTCATTCACATCAATGGGAGTTGCTCATGGTTATTCAACTGGATTAAAAATATTTGGTGGTGGTCAATGGAGAAATAACTCTGCAATTACCGAATGTACATTTACTGCAACACAAAACCTTAATCATGGAGTAATCGATATATATGGGATCAAATAATGACAGATAAAATAATATTAAAATCTTTAGATGGAACTATTGAAGCTAGAGATATGACAACAGAAGAACAAGCTACAATTGATGTTTTTAGACAAGATTGCGAAGATAGAAAAGTTAAAATTCAAAATCACATGGATAAACAAGCATCAGGAAAACAAAAACTTTTAGATCTTGGTCTAACTGAAGAAGAAGTACAATCACTAATCAACGTATAGGAGTTTATAAATGAACTTTAAAATTGACGACAAAAATTATGATAGCGAAAAGTTATCTGATAATGGCAAGTTATATCTAGCAAAATTAAAGAATATAACTGTTAAAGAACAAAATCTGGCTTTGGAGGCTTCAGACTTAAATATATTAAGATCTAAATATACTGAGTTATTAAAGGCTGAATTACCTAAAGAAGAAGTAAAGGCAAAAGATAAAAAAGACTAATGCCTAAAAAGAAATCCGCTTCATCACTTGTTCAACAAAGTGTCGGCATAAGACTATCTTCACATGAAAAGTTATGCTCTGAACGGATGGATAATTTATTAAAATCAATACAAAGATTAGAAAAAAAAGTAGATACACTCTCTGATAGTGTTTCTAAAGGTAAAGGCATTGTAGCTGTTCTAGTATTTTTAGGATCTATAGCTGCTGCTTGTATTGGATATTTCAACTTTAAATAGGAAATCAAATGACAATGATAAGAGAGCCAGAAAACTGGCAAGAGGATTGGTGTAACTTTAAACCAGATGAATTTAGATGTAGTTGTTGCAACAGATTAGAGATTGCATCTGAGATTGTAGATATGCTTCAGACCGCCAGAGAAGCTCTAGGAGTGCCATTGACACTCACCTCTGCTTACAGATGTCCAGATCATAATAGTAAGGTCTCTTCTACTGGTATCTCTGGACCACACACAACAGGATATTCAGTTGATATACATGTCTCCAACTCTCAACATAGAAAACAACTTATATCTTATTTTGCAAATAAAGTTTCTGGATTAGGTATTGCTAAAACTTTTATCCATATCGATTTATTAAATAATGATCTTGGCTTTGATGCCAGACCTAACTGTTGGTTATATTAAATGTGGTTTAGTGCAATCAAACTAGCTTTAAATGCTGGTACTCATATTTATAAAAAGAAACAAGAAACTAAAATGCTTATGGCAGATGCTCAAATGAACCATGCTCAAAAAATGAGCAAAGGAGATATTGAGTACAGCGGAAAATTATTAGAAGCAAGACAAGCAGATTACAAGGATGAGGCAATTTTAATAATTTTAAGTTTGCCAATAGCAATCCTGGCATATGGAGTTTTTTCAGAAGATGTGGAAGCTATGGAGAAGATTAAAATTTTCTTTGAACATTTCCAGCAGTTACCATCTTGGTTTACTAATCTTTGGATTTTAGTTGTTGCATCCGTTTATGGAATAAAAGGCACACAGATATTTAAAGGCAAGAAGTAGTGGCTAAGAAATTCAAGTCATTTGAGACTAGAGATAAACCAAAAAAAAGAGGTCCTGGACAACATAAAAAATCAAAATCTAAATCAGAAAAATTACAACAAAAGAACACAAGATATAAAGGCGGTGGCAAGTGAGAAAGCTACTTAAAATCATAGTTAGATTAAGAATGAAGTACGCAGATCTTAGAGGACATCATGGCAAGAGATGGAACTATGAGCCATCCAAGCATTATTTTAGAGGTAAGAATAGATGAAGGTTTCAGACAATACAGCAATCTCAATGCCAATGAGAAATCTTATATCAATAGTAATAACTGTTGCTATTGGTGTTTGGGGTTACTTTGGAATAGTAGAAAGAGTAACTAGATTAGAAACATCAGATACTTTAATGGAAGCAGATCTCTTAAAAAAAGCAGATCAAACTCCAAAAAATTTAGAAATATTTATGCTCATAGAAGAGCTCTTTAAACAGACAGATAAGCAGCAAGAAGCTTTAGATAAAAATATTCATACACAAATTAAATTAGATCATCTTGAAGAACAACTAACTAAAGCTCTTAAAGATATAGAAAAACTAAAAGACAAGGTGAGGCAAAATGGAAATAGTCATAGCTCTAATAATGTATCTGGGTAATCCTCCAGAATTAAAAGAACATTTACTTATGCCTAACTTTAAGACTTGTTTAACAAAAAAAAGAATTGCAACCAGGAACTCTAATGCTGATTATAAATGCAGCAAAGTTAATGCTGTTGTTAAAGATGGCAAAATTATCAGCATCTCAAGTTTAGATTAAATCAATTAAAAATGCGAAAAAGTAGAAAGCTAGTCATAGCTGTTAAGTGTGATTATTGCGGAACTGAAACTGAAAGCTTTGTATGTGATGCTAAAGGTTTAAGATTTTGCAGATTGCAAACTCCAGGTTATCCACCAGATAAAGATTGCCAAACTGAACACACAAAAAACAAATAATCCTTCCTCACCTATTTCATCTCTTCAAAAGTGAATCTAAATATAGTGAATTTGCTATATAATAAAATCCTAACTTATGTTATTAGAGTAGTTGACTGATTTGTGGTTTTAAAAATTAGTGAATATTTTTTCACTATTTATTTTGACAGTCATCTAGGATCGTATTAAAACACATTGTTTTTAAAACATTCCTCGGTAGCTCAGTTGGTAGAGCAGTTGACTGTTAATTT